AACCAAAGGACGTTGTGGTCTTTGAAACCACAGAAAGCCGAAGACACCCGCCGTGTCCGGCCGTCACAGACGGCACCGTTGTAATGTCTGCTTGAGTAGTGCTCGACGGGAATGTGTTTACATCAACAACAGTTCCCGAGAACAACTCGACAGATCCGGCGGTCTCTGCGTCAGCTCCGGACCGGAGCGTTGCTTGAGCCGAAAAATAGGATACGTCGTGCGCCCCTTCGCAGAAAAATGACACTTTTGATGGGCGAAATCCAGCCGGGATCGGGATCTCGGCAATCATCACCCGGTTCGCAGCGGTTGCACGCATTCCGATATCGTAAGGCCCGCCCGTTGCAGTAAGAGCCCACTCGCCAGATCCGCCGAGCGAACGCCATGCGCTGACCGGAATCGCGAAACTTTCAGAGATGTCGTTGCCAAGCACGGCGGCGAGCGTCGCGGGAGTGATCGCGCGAATCGCATCGGCAGCAGCGATCGCTTCTGCGCTCGTTGCGAGCTCGATGATTCCAGGCGCCGTCTCTCCAGACGCTGGTAGCGTGTAGTCAGTGTTCCCAAACGTAATCGTTGCCGCGGTGTCAGCATCAACCGTCAGATCGATCGCTAGGTGCAGGGACGAGCTTGCAGCCTTCGAGGCAATCAGGCCCGACTGCGAATAGACCATGATGAACCCGCCGCCCGTGATCCGCAGAGCGAGCGCGCGAACATCATACGCTGCAGAGCTGTCGTCCTTGATCAGCAAATGCAGCGCATGTCCCGAGCCAGCGACGCGCACAGATCCTGAGGTGGTCAGTGTAGCAACGACGCTCGAAAGCGATGTCGTACCAACGCCGGCCGTTTGGTTCGTGTCGGACAGAACTGCATCAACGATCGCGAGCGAAGAAAACCCCGCGATTGCCCCGAGGATTGCGGCGCGTCCATTGGTCGTTGTGACTAGGTTGAGGCTAGGCACCTGTCTGAACTCCGCTGTATTGGTAGAGTACGGTTGTGCGTGCGTACGCCTCGTCGCCGACCGCTGACGCTCCGATGAGATCGAGCGCTAGAGTCCAGTGCAATGACTTGCGACTCTCGCGTCCGAGGATTCTGCGCACGATCTCCTGATTTACCGCGCTCTGCGCGAGGCTTGATCCCATCGTGATGTTGGCCAGCGCCGTACCACGATCGGCCTCTGGAACCTGCTCGAACCATTCCAAGATCTGGAGATCGGACAGGTAGATAGAGAGCGCGTTTTCGATCGCGCCGCGGGTGCCGCGAATGCGCAGATTTGCCGGCGTGCGCAGTATCACGTCGCGCTTCTGTGCGGTCGTCCATTCGTTCGCCCAGTAGTCCAGCCCGCGCGACCACGCGAGGTGTCCCAAGTGCTCGGGAAGGCACGCGGCAGGATTGCGCGCCTTGCGCGCCGACGCGCTATCGAGCGCGGCAAGGCGCTCGCTCTCCACCTGGTCAAGCGCGTCCATCGCGTTAGGCATTGGAGCGCACCGCGATCACCGTGATCGTCATTGGCCACCACGCCTTCGCTGGGTCGCTCGCGCCTGTGCCTACCGACGCCCAGGAGCGAACGCCGGGAACCACGCACGCCCCAAGCCACGCGTTCGCGACGCCCTCAGAAAGGGCTGCGCCGCTTCGCACGCGAGCACAGAGCGGCAACAGAAGTTCGTTGACTCGCGTCTGCGATGCCTGCTGGACTGCCAGTAGGTCGGGCCCGTCGGGCACGTACAGCGTGATCAGCTTGCTCGACGTCTCGCGCGCCGCAGCCTGCACCGTGACGCGGTCGCCGATGGGCCGCACAAATTTGCCGGATAGCGCAGCGGCGATCTTCGTCAAAATCGCGCTGTCAGAGCTGTTGTGCAGCACCTCGATAAGAATCTCACACGGGTTGGGAGACGACACATAGGCGTCGACAACGTCAGGATGCGCACTGCGCGTACGCACCTCGTAAGCCCCGGAAGGACCCGCCACCGACAAGGCGGCCGGAGCCAACGCCAAGCGTGCCCTGTACGCGCGGTCGCTCTCATATGTCGGCGGGATCGGGGGGACTGCGTCCGGATCGCCAGGGTCCAACACCAGTCGCGCCGTGTTCCCATAGAGCGGGTCTGCGCCCAAGTCGTCCAAGCCCGGGCCGCTTGCGCTGGCCAGCATGGTGTCGCGCACTGAGTCGTTGATCGAAGCTCGCTTGAGCAACTCGCGGTAAGCCCCGAGCTCAATCGCGCGCATCGCTGGATCGTTGTCGTCGACCTCGTCAACGCCGATCTCCATTAGCTCCGCGTAACGCGCCAAGCGCTCGGCCCTGATCGTTTGGTAATCCAGGACAGCTACCGCGGACGGCAGCGGAATCCCGGACATGTCCAACAGAGCGGGCAAGAGTATACCTCGCTCCAACCCTACAACAGCGGGCAGCCTCGAGTGCAACGAGTGCCCGGTCTGCCTACTTCACTTTCACCTGCGAGGCTGCAACCGAGCCTGGCGTGTGTGCTGTAGGGATCGTAGTCGTCCACGGAGTAAACACGACCGCTCCACCTCCACTCGGGGCCACGCCGGCAATGGTCGTCAACGCTGATTTTAGAGCGTCAAAATCTACCTTCACGCGATTTAGCTCATCCAAAACCTTTTGGGCAAGCGCAGCAAAGTCGGTTGGGTTCTGCCCGATCTTCACGTCGGCAGAGTCAATCACGACATGGTCGGATTTTGTGGTGCGCGTGCCGGAGTCGTACACGTCTCCATTAGGGCCGCTTCGATCGCGAAAAATCACGTCTATGTTACCGCCGCCACCGGCGGGTGGTTTTGCGTCGCTCGGCCAGCCGCAAATCGCAAGCGCTCCTCCATTTCCAAGCGATGGATCTAATACCACGACGTGGTCGCCTGCAACCGGCGGACGATGCTCAGTGCTTCGCTGCAGCCATGGCATTGGCAACGACTTCAGCTCGGCTCCGCCAGCGTCTTCGCCGTCGTATTTTACGACGACCTTCCCAGATCCAGAGTCGACGCTGGACACGCTGCCGTGGCGAACGATCCCGCGTCTTACTCTTTCGACTTCGCGCCGAAGCTCCTCAAACTCTCTGTAACCAATCACGTCGCAGGCCTTCTAAACGAGATCTGCTGATTTCCTGTTTTAGTTTTTCCGTAAATCACAACAGACAACTCGCCCGGATCGCCCTCGTGACGCACGGCTGTTAGGGCAATACGCTTTTCGAACTTCCTGATCGCCTGGCTCGTCGCCTGGGCGAACCTGGCCTTGCCGCTTGCGTCCATTCCAACGTCCGTGAGCTCAAAAAGCTCAGATCCGTAATCTCCGCGCATTACACGATCTCCCGGGATGCATCCAAGGATCATGTCGACAGATTGCTCGATCTCGTCGGAGCCTGAGATTTCCTTGCCAGTGTATCGATCCATCGCCATGGCTACAGGTCCTCGGGAGAAAAATGCGTGTACTCAGACGAGTGAGGCGCCCCGATTTTCGGATCACGGCTGTACAAAAGCACAACCGGCGGGGCCGGATCTGCAATCTCGTTCACACGCTTGATTCGAATCTCGTGCGTGTATGTGATCATGTACGATGAAACCCGAAGCCTCATAACATCGTCAAGTTGGATTGGATCGATTGACGTGACTTGAATGGATCCACCGCGCAACGCCGGTTCAAGAGCGTCTTCTGTCTCGTCAACGAGAGATGTTGCCACATCCAACGCAAGCTGGAACGTCTCGGCCTCTGCCTGATCGTCAAGCAGGTGCTGCATCACGATCAGGTTTGCTGTGAGCTGTCCAGAAAGTTCACGCAGCGCGCCGGTGGATGACGTGCGCAAGCTCTCGATTGTGAACTCGGCAACCGCGCAGTTACGCAACTTTTCAAAGTCACGCTTTCCGACGAAGCCATCAACGCGCACGTTGACGCCTTGACGATCGAGCAGCCTTTGCAGGCCGGACATGTAGTCTGCGACAACGAAATCAACAGCCATCAGCGCCTCGCCTCGAGCTCTTCTTGGTAAAACGCGATGAACCTGTCGTTCAACCCTGGCCACGTGCCACGCGTGATCGCTTGCGGGGCAATGGCCATCACATCGAAGCTGGCAGCCTCGAGCGGAGTCCTCGCGGCGCCTTTGCGACGCACCGCAACGCGCCCGCCGTAGCGTCCTCGAGCCAAGAACGCCCCTGGAAAGTCTCGGTTTCCTGCGCGCAGGCCGGTTGCAGTCTTCGTGGGGTTCGCACGCTCGGCGTTCAACGGATTGAGCGCAATCCAGAGCGACGCGCGTGTGTTTTTGCCCTCTGCTTTGCGCGGGCGTAAGCGCTTTTCGAGCGACTCTTGACGAACTCCCAGGCGCTCCGACAGGCCGCGTGCAACCTGCACTCGAGCCCAGGCGATGGCGCGATTCGCTGCCGTCTTTGCCGCCGCAAGCATCGTCTCTCGGTCCACGTTGAGCGAAAGAGCGAGCCCTTCGAGCTCCGCAGCGTCGATCTCGACTACTGCCGGCATAGGATGATCTCCAACACGCCTTCGCCGTTGTCGGCGATCTCTGTAATCCTGTAGGGCGCGTCTTGCGCGTCGACGAACACGCCGCGAGAGAGCCATTCTGGCGCGTCCAGCACACGCAGCGTCAAGCGCGCATCGCCCGCGCGAATGTGCGCCAGGCCCAGACGCTGCACCTGCTCCGGGCTGGTCAGCACGCCGCGCACGGAGGCCACGCGGGAGCCCGGAGGCGCCTCGGACAGGGCGAGGTCTTCGCCAAGATGGCGGACCACGCTACCCGCCAACAACGCGCGTGCGCCCGCCCAGCTCATGGCGTTACGGGTTGACGGTGACGGGCGCCGTCGTGAGCATGATCAACGCGGTCGTATCCGCTGCCAACGCAGCCTCGACCACGTGGCCGCATTTGAAGTTGGTAGCGACGGCGCCCGTCGCGACGATTTCACCCGGCGTCGGATCCCAGTCGACCAACGCGCCCACGGTGGCAAGCGCGGTGCTGGTGTTCTTGGGGATGCGGTAGCCACCGCCGAATTTGACGGCCGTGAGCTTGCCCGCAACGACCGTCTCGGTTGGCATCACGACCATCCCGGGACTACCGAGCAGCGCCGGAATGCCCACAGTCAGGCCGCCCGATGGTGCAATCACGTTGAGGGTAGCCTCTTCTGGAAGCTCTTGATTCGTCATTTCCAAACCCTTACCTTTCGGGGCCGTCTCCCCCTCAAAGCAACGCGCGAGACGCGCTCAAGCGCTGCTTTGAAGAGCCGCGATTGCTCGCGGCGCCTCGCTCAGATCAAGCCCCGTCGAGCCAGTAGCACCCGCGGTGGTCGATGATTCCGACGCCGAAGTCCAACGCAACCTTGAGTTCTAGTCCTTCGACGTCGAACCCGATCCGCTGTTCAAGGCGCGGGCCGTTTTGGCCTGCCAAGTAGGCAAACTCGAAAGTGTCGACCTGGTTGTAGTCGGCAAAGCCGAAGAAGTCCTCACCTACCACGAGTGGATCGACGTGAAGCATGAGCGAGCGAAGGCTTGGTGTCATCGCATTCGCGTTCGCCGTCGGCACATATGCGCCGTTGATCAGTTGATCCCACGCTGTTTCAGTGTCGGGCCCAACGATTAGATGGGCGAGCGTAGCGCCAATCTGAAATCCATCAGGCGCCTTTGCCTTGCGCAATGCCTTGCGGGCAGCCGCCAGGGTAGCAGCAGACACCGCGTTGCCGGACGTTGCGGTTGCCGTGTTGGCGTGGCTCGAATGAAATACCGCGGTCCCGTCAGGCGCGCTGGGGTTCGTGTAAACGAACTTCCACACGATAGCCCGTTCTGTCTCTGCGGCGGAGCGCCCACGTTGCCGCGAAACGCTAGCCACGAAGTCGAAGTCGTCATTGATGATCATCTTACGAGTGATCGGAATGATCCCGGCGTACGTGTCGATTGCGTACGACGCCATTTCGGCCTTTGCATCCGTGCGCTTGATCACGCCGGACTCAGGCACCTTCTCAAGCACTCGACCTGCAGCGACGACGGGCCGGTTTTTCGCGCGGAAGTCCGCTGCTGAAGTCTGGCGAAATGCCGTGCGGTGAGGCATGGGCATTGAGTCGTAGCCTGCGCGCACCAGCTTTTCGCCGACTGCGTTTAGGATCGTCGAAAAGTCACCCGTGCCCAATGCGCGAGTGGCAATTTCCATGTCGCCGAGCGTGCGCGTGTTCACGCCGCCAGCGGCCAGCACGACCTCGGCCATGCGTTTGATCGAGCCGCCTGCGAAGTTACGGTGGCCATCCCCCTCGACCTTCAGTCCCGCACGTAGGAGCAACGCGTCAGTGGCATCGCGAATCATCGTCTTGTCGCGTTGCCCGTCGGAAAGCGTCGCAGGCGAGACGCGCGTCGCGCGTTCGCGTTCGGCGATGCCATCCAAGATAGCAGCGCGCACCGCATCCACGGTTACGCCGTCGCGCAACCATGTGGACTGACGCTCGGCATCGACACCGTGCGCCGCACAAAGCGCAACAACATCGGCCGTACGCTGACGTTCGGCGCCGATGAGTTGCTGTTGGCGCGCCTCCTCTGCCGCGCGCGCCGCAGCGTCGGCCGCGTTTCGCGCCGCAAGTTCCGCAGCGCGTTGCTTTTCAAGTTCCAATGGATCCATTGCTAGCTGACCTTCCTGCGCGCGCTGCGCGCCAGAATCTTCATCGTCAAACGAACGCACTTGCGAGTCGTTGTCTGCTGGGATTGGCACAAAGGAGATTTCGAAAGGCTCCCAGTCCACTGCGGTGCGGCGCTCGAGTTTGCCCGCGGTCGCACGCTCGACCTGCCACGCGTACACCACGTATCCCACTGACAGATTGGGCAAGATGCCATCGCGCACGTCGTCCCAAATCGACGTGACGTCATCACGCTTCGAAAAGCGCACCCGTGCGGAGCCCTTGCCAGCCACGACTTTTGCCGACCCACGATCGACCACTCCAAGCACGCCGCGCACGCCGTCGTAGGCGTTGTGGCTATCGAGCACCGGGCCGCCGCTGTTCAGCCGGTCAAGCCGTACATGCCGGGGGTCCATCGACAGCACTTCGATATAGCGCTCTCTGGTTGACCAGTCGTAGCGCA